ACGTACTGGATGGGCGCCCGGGCGATCGCCTTCAGGCCGTCCCAGGCGGTCTTGACGCCCTGCTTGGCGGCCTCGAAGGCGGCGACCGTCTTCTCCTGCAGCGTGGTCGCCCAGCCGGGGATCGTCTTGGTGAAGAAGGTGCCGATCGGTGAGATCACCCAGCGCTTGATCCAGTCCCAGGAGGAGGAGAAGGCTCCCCTGATGCTGGACCAGTGACGGATGATGTAGACGACCGCCACACCCATGGGGCCGCCCAGCGCTCCGACCAGGTACGGCCAGTAGCGCTTAACCCAGTCCAGGGAAGCCTGGAACGCGGCGGGCAGCGTCTTCGTGAAGAAGTCGACGAACGGGCCCTTGAACCAGTCGAGGACGGCCTGCGCGCCCGTCTTCAGCCCGGACCAGACGGTCTGTACAGCCGCGCGGAACCAGTCGAACTTCTTGTACATGACCACGACGGCGATGACGACAGCCGCGATCGCGAGGACGATCCAGCCCCACGGGCCGGCCTTGGAGACGATGTTGAACGCTGTCATGGCAACGGTCGCCAAGCGCTGGGCGGCAGCCCACGCGATCGTCGCGGCAGCCCACAACCGTGTGACCAGCAGGTAGCCGTACATCGCCACGATCACGCCGGGCAGGTTCTGGGCGACCCATGACACGCCGTCTGCGAACAGGCCCAGGGCCTGCAGAGCCAGCGTGGAGAACGGCCCGAGTGCCTTGCCCAGGTTCAGGAACGCGGTGAAGATCTTGCCCAGGGTGGCGGCGATCACCGGCCCCTTGTCCGCGCTGTAGGCCAGGAACCGCTCGAACTCCGGGGAACCCTTCAAGCCCTGGCCCCACTTGGCGAACCGGCCAGTGATGGTCTGCATGCGGGAGGAGATCGACTCCATGTGCGGCAGGAACGCACCGATGACACCCGCCATGCCCTTGAAGACGTTCCCGAACCCGACCCCCAGGCCCTTTATGGCCGGGCCGACCGAGCCGGCCAGGTCCCGCTTGAAGGTCAGCCACCACGGCGATTTAAAGCCTTGGGACGCCCGGTCCTGTAGGTAGCCGATCGCGTCCGCGGCAGCGAGGACGAAGGGGGTCAGCCCGGGGAGGCTGTTCTTCAGCCCGTTCAGAGCCCGCGTGAAGATCGGCATCACCGCTGGCTGGAGCGCTTTTGACCATGCAGAGAGCGCATCCCGCAGGCCCGTGTAGGCGTTCATCGTCGCCCGCGCAGCCGGTGTCAGCTTCGCCAGCTCCTCGCGGTACTTCGCCTGCGCGATGGCCGCCTGGTCCACGCCGCCGGCCGCTGAAGCCGCCGCGGACTGGATCTGCCGCTGCGCGGACGCGACGGCGTCGGCTGCGGACTGCTGGGCCACCGCGACGTTCGCAGTCGCCTCGGACACCCGCTGCTGGGCGTCCGCGATCTGCCGGGCACCCTCCACCTGCGCATCCCGGACGGCGCGCTGCTGGTCGGCGACCTTGCGCTGCGCCTGGGCGAGCTTCTCCTGCGCCGACTTGTAGGTGTCGGAGCCCTCGACGCCGGCCTTGTTCGCGGCCTTCGTCTCGACCTCGAGCCGCTTCGTCTCGGTGGTCTGCTCCTTCAGGCGCTGGACGGCCTGGTCGTAGGCGAGCAGCGCCTTCTGCTTGTCGAGCTCGGTGGCGTTCGCGTCACTGAGGACCGCGTCGCGCTGGGCGGTCGCCTCCTTGAGGGCGATCTCCGCGTCGCGCTGCGTCAGCCGCGAGTCCGTGAGCCGGTTGTTGAGATCCTCCAGCTCTTGAGCGGCCTGCTTACGGGCTGACGTGAGGTCGTCCTGGGCCCTCTTGGCGTCCCGCTGAGCGTCCGCCAGGGACCGCTCGGCGTCCTGCACCCGGCGGGCCGCCTGCGATGCCGCGTCCGCCGCCTGCTGCCGGGCCTGCGTCACCTGCTGCTGGGCCTGGGCGATCTGTCGGGCGCCGTTGCGTTCTGCCGTCGCCAGCGACTGCTGCGCCGACGCCTGCTGCAGCGACCGCGACGTCGCCTGCGCTGCCGCCTGCCCGCCTTGGAGCGTTGCGTTCGTGGCGGCATCCTGGGCCGCCTTCTGTGCCTGCAGCGTCGAGGCGATGCCCTTGAACGCGGGAACGGCGACCAGGGCGATTCCACCGATGCCCGCCGCCGCGGCCACGCCCGCAGCCGCGACCGCGCCCAGTCCGGCGGCCACCACCGGCAGCACGGGCAGGATCGCCGGCCCGAACGCGAGAGCGGCCGCCGTCAGCAGGTTGAAGCTCGCCGTCGCCGACCGCGTGTCGACGTCGATGTCCACCGACTGCCCGTCCAACCGGTTGACCTCGGACTGAAAGGCGGCAAGCTGCGCCGAAGCGGCTCCGGCGTCCACGCGCACGGCCACATCGGCGTCCGACGCCGACAGCCGGGCGAGCCTCTCCTGCAGTCGCGCGATGGCGGCGTTAGCCGTAGCCGTCGACACGTCGATACCGATGCGGGCGTCCGCCAGAGCGCGCATCTGAGCGCGAATCTGGTAGATCTCCCGCTCGGCGTCCGAGGAGTCGGCACGCAGCCGCACCTCAGGCAGCGTCGCCAGAGCCGCCTCCAGGCGCGCCTTGAACATGCGGCCGAACGTCGAACCGGTCGCCTGACCCTGCCGGCCCGCAGCGACCTGCGCCTGACGGCCGCCATTCGTGACGCCCTGCACCACCGCCCGGGCCAGATGGCTGGTGACGTAGCGACCGAGAACGCGGCCCAGCTCGTCGCCCACCGAGTCGGCTGCGGGCAGCAACTGCCGCCGCATCCGCTCGCGGACGCCCGTCGCATTGGGCAGGACATCGACCTCGACCGAGCCGACAGAGATTGCGGGCACCGGGAGCCTCCTCCCAGCGCCCTACGCGGCGCCTCCGTTGAGCAGTTGGAACAGGCGGTCCGCGCTGCCTTCTGTCAGCCGCGCCTGCTTCTTGCACGGGCCGGCGCCGGGGCGGCGTGTCGGCTCTGGCGGGTCGCCCCGCTTGGCCTTGTCGGTGTTGACCGCCCACAGGGTCCACTCGACGCGTCGGGTCGCGTCCAGGTTCGCGGCGAGCAGCTGCTCGAGCTGCGACCAGCGGCCTTTCTCCGGTTCACCTTTCTCCGCCTGCTCCGCCAGGACTTCGGGCGGGAGTTCGTTGCGCAGCGCGGTCCAGGTGGACGACTCGGACGGCAGGTGCTCGATGAGGACCCTCAGGCGCCGCCACGACAGCAGGCCGCGGTGCACGTCCAGCAGGTCGACGCCCGGGTAGTAGCGGGCCAGGTCCGCCTCTACCGCCTCTGCGTGCGCCTCGACGACGGAGACGGTCCAGCGGATTTCCCCAGGCTCTCACCCGAACGGGCCGCCACGTCCTCGACCATCGTCATGAACTCCATGATGGTGGGGTCGAGTTCGAGGTAGAGGTCGTAGTCCTCGGGGTGGAAGACCTGCTCGGCGAATCCGTCGATGTTGCCGCTGTTGAGCATGCGCTGCCACGACGTCCGCCAGGCGACCGGCGGGACGATCTGAACGTCCTGGCCGCACAGTTCGACGGTGATGTAGTGCCCATCAGCCTCGATCTCCTGCGCCTCGACGGGCGCGGGCTCCGGCTCGACGATACGGCGGGACTGGGTGCGTGCCGCCGTCTTGCGGGCGGCGGTACGGGCGTTTGCGGCCACGGCGCGGGCCTCCTTCGATCAGATGGCGCGGGCTGGGATGGAGAGGTGGGCGAGCCGGGCCCGCGCCGGCTGGCTGTACGGCCCGCCCACCCGTTCAGGACCCGGTGTACGCGGCGGTCGCCGGTACGCGGTCGTAGTGGTAGACGGTGTTGCCGGCCTCGTCCGGGTAGGCGGTGATCGTCCACTCGAAGCCGGCGACCTCGTCCTGCTTGTGGGTGACGTCGGAGCGCTCGGTGATCTCGCCCTCCGGCACGTAGAAGCCGCGCTGGAACTCGTCTCCGTCGAGGACGACGAACCAGAACGCTCGGCGGTCCGGCGTCGGGGAGGCGGTCTCCGCGAACGTCGTCAGGCCGCTGGCGGGGGCCAGGTCGCCGACGTCGAGGCGGTACTGGAGAGCCTGAACGGTGGTGCGGCCCGTCTCCCAGGCCGTCAGCCCGAAGGTGCGCAGCGAGGACGTGATGGTGGTGCGGATCGGGGCCGTGTATCCCCACGGGGTGAAGGACTGGCTGTCCTCGTTGAAGCCCTGTACGAGGCCGTCGTCGCTGATGGCGCCGATCGGCAGCCACGGGTCGAGCGGCTGGATCTCCGGGTCGCCGGGAGCGGTGGTGCCGGTGGGGGCGACCCATCCGCCGCCGTTGGCGCCGACCTCGAGGAGGTCCGCGGCGCGGGTGATGTTGACCATGAGTCGTTCTCCAGACATGGATGAGCCCGCGCACGGGCGGGTGATGGGTCCGGCGCGGGCCCGGCCTCCCGGTCAGGCCGGGTGACAGAAGATCTCGTAGGTTCCGCCGACCCTGCGCAGGCCGGTGTTCTCGTAAGGGCGGACTGCAGGCAGCGACAGGCAGCCGGTTCGGCCGATGACGGCTGCCGGGCTCGTCGAACCGCGCAACAGGCCGGTGATCCAGTCGTGGACCTGGCGGGCTAGGGTGAAGGCGTCCGCTCTGCTGGCGGCGTACACATTCATGTCGACGAGGAACCGGGCGAGCCTGATGCCGTCGTCGTCGCCGGCCGGGATCTGCTCGAACTGGATGGTCGGCAGCTCGTTCAGCAGGTTGCTGTCGAGCTCGTCGCGGACCACCGCATCCGGCCAGCGCAGTTGCGCGCGCGGAATGAGCTCCGCCTCGATGTCGATGATGGCTGTCACTGGTTCGGGCCGCCCATCTGCGCTGCGCGCAGCAGGACGTGGTGGGCGGGCACCTTCTCGGTGCCGTACTCCACCCACCGCGCGTAATAGGCGGTGTTGCGGACGTAGGCGACTGCGCGGTCCCGCCGCCGGCCGCCGCGGGTCGTGCTGTCCACCTCCCAGGACCCCTTGTAGCGCCCCGGGTGCGGGCCGCCCTCGTTCACCGGCGAGATGGCCTGCGCGACGTCCTTGATGATCTCGGCGCGGCGACGCATCTCCGCCTCCATGGACGGCATCCTGAGCATCTGGCCGATGCCCTGGCGTTTCATCTTGAAGCGGGCAGCCACGGCGTCCCCTTTCGTCAGCCGGTGACGCGATCGGCGGCGAACTGGATCGGGCCGCGCGTTCCCGTGAACGGGCTGCGGCCCCAGTCGCCCGGCTCGCCCGTGATGCTGCAGTCGACGCCCCGGATCCGAGCCCGGTCGGTGGTGCGCAGCTCCGCCCCCGCCGGCGCGTACACGGTCCATCCGACGATGACGGTGTCGCGGGCCTGCTGCTGATCGCCACCAACCTGCGGAGTCTCCGCACGGGGCGTGACGACACAGCCGTGGAGGTCGAAGGACTCGTCCGGGCCCGGCAAGGGCTGCCCCCGGCCGTCGCGGCCCGGCGAGGTGCCGGTGCGCAGGATCCGCACCGTCTCCCCGAACGGGTACGGGGCGGGCACCTACACCCACCCCCAGCCCGGCTCGTAGTCCAGCGGCGGCCCGTAGTCGTCGTCGAACGGGTAGGTCGGCGACGGGTCCGCCGTGGCCGGTGTCGGATCGACGGTGAACGCGCCGCCGCGCCCGGCCAGGGACTTGAGGGCGCTCTTGTCGGCCTTCGTCAGGTACAGGCCGCCGGAACCCTGCGGGCGCTGCACCGACATGGGGCCGATCGTCTCATAGGACACCTGCTGCGGGTTGACGTAGGCGCGGCCGGCGACGGAGAGGACGACTGCCGTCGCGCCTTCCGGTAGCGGTTTCACCACGGTCTCGCACAGGGCGACCGCCTGCTCGAGCAGTAGGTCCGCACGATCCCCGTTGATCTCCGGCAGGTCCAGGTACAGGCCGAGCTGTTCGGCGGTAGGAGCTACGAACGCCATCGCCGCCTCCTCAGGCCAGGGCCTCCACGGCATCGCACCAGGCGGCCAGGTCGGGGGTCGGATCCAGCTCCGCCGAGCGCGCCTTGGCCCTCTTCGAGACCAGCCGGTACTCGGCACGGTCCGTGAGGAGCTTCCGCAGCACGGTCTCGTATCCGTCGACGTCGTGCAGGTCGACGAACACCCCCGCTTCGGACAGTGCCTCGCACAGGCCCGGAGTCGGGTGGGCGATCACCGGGATCCCCGAAGCGAGCGCCTCGACGCCGGCCCGGCCCCACGACTCGTATGAGGACGGCATCAGCAGCACCTTCGTGCGGCTGTACACCTTGTCCCGCATCTCGTGGCCGCACATGTGGCCGACGACCTCGACGTTGGGCAGATCGGGGACGAGCTGCTCGCCGTAGGCGCCGACGACCGCGAGGAACTGCACGTCGGACATGCGACGGGCAAGCTTCCCGAACAACTCGCCGCCCTTCTCCGCGTTCAGATTGACGAGCGTCACCTTGGCGCCGGGCTTCGTGCGGTACTCCTCTGCGAAGACCGGAGGCCGGACGATGATGTCCCGGGCCGGCCGCACACCCCTGGGGTACTCGGCGAAGAACAGCTCCGCCTCCGCCCGCATCCACTCGCTGTTGTAGACCGCGAGCGCCGTGCCCCCGGCCGCCATCTGCCGGAAGCTGGGGAGGTGCGTGTTGTGGCAGACGACCGCCAGCGGGCGCCCGTAGCCGCGGGCCAGGGCACTCGCCGCCGGAACGTTCTCCAGATGGGAGACCACGACACTGGCCCGCTTGATGGCTGCCCCGACGTCCAGCCGGGACTGCAGAGGTACGACCTGAACGCCGTCCAGGTCGTACTCGGTGCGGTCGTCGGTGTAGCGGGACAGCCACACCGACACGTCGTGGCCGCGCTGGACGAGGGCCCGCAGCATGCTGTGGACCATCCACTCCGCGCCGGCGTTGTGGCGAGGCGGGTATCCGTGCAGCCGGGCGACGATCCGCAGCGGCGGCCGGCTGCCCACCCCGCCCGATGTCACGAGCTGCCGCCCGCCGCGAGGTACTTGACGAAGGCCTCCTCGTCGCCGAGGACGAACCCGTAGTACGCCTCCGCCAGGAGGAGCACCAGGTTCTCCTGGAACGCCGAGTGGACGCCGCCGTCCTCGTCGATGTACGTCGCCTCGCGGGAGATCTTCACCGTGATGTCCATGCCGACACCGAACGCGGTCTGTGACCAGTCGCCGCCGATGCCGCGGAGGCCGGTGTCGATGGTGCCGGACTGGCGTCGCAGTTTCCCAGAGACCGAGCGGGAGTACGCGACCGGCTCACCGACGAGCGTGCCGGCCAGTGCGGCACCGGTGCCCGGCTGCGTGGTGTCGACGAAGATCGGTCGGCCGGTGGTGTCCGTCGCGCCGAGGAGGGACGGCTTCATCCGGTGGTCGAGGACCGTACCGGTGTAGTCCCAGTCGTCGTCGATGGTCTCCTTCATGCCCTTGACGATGTCGCCGTAGATGCCGCCGTTGGCCTGCGTGGTGCCGCCGATGGTGACGCTCTTGGTCGTCATCGCCAGGTAGTCCGCGAAGGGCCCGGTCGCGCCCTTCATCGTCTTGCCGTGGATCGTCGCTCGGTCGAAAGCGCGGGCGAACGCGGTCGGCAGGTCCCGCTGCAACTGGGTCCACAGCCCCGCGGCGTTGGAGTTTGCGACCTCCATCGCGACTGGGATGAGCACGGCGATCTTCTTGCCGGTCATCTGCTTGATGTCGACGCCGCCCGTGCTGATCGGCTTCCGGCCGGCCTGCTCGACCCAGTCGGCAGTCGGAACGTCGAGCGGGACCGGGACCGCAGTGTTGGCCGTCATCGCCAGCGGCACGCGCTTGGCGAGCGACATGACCGCCGAACTCTCGACGGACTTCTCGAAGATGGGCCCGGTCAGAGTCTCGGGCAGAAACGTACTGTCGATGTCCGACAGTTTGATGGGCGGCGTAGCAGCCATGATTTACCTTCCTCAGCGGCCCTTCAGGGCCCTATCCATGAAGCCGGCGAAGATTTCTTCCGGCTTGGCCGGGACTCGGTTGCCGTTGCCTGACGAGCCTTGCGTGCGATCGGGGCGCGGAGAGCGCGGACCGTTGTCGGCCCGGGCCCAGTGGGGCTTGCGCTTGAGGAGGTCGGCGAGGTCCCGCTTGATGGCGTCGGTGTCGATGACGCCGTCGTCGTCGACGTAGTCGGCCAGCTCGAGGGCGCTGGCGGCGTCCTCCGGGTCGGCGAACTGATGGGCGGCGAGGGCCTCAACCTTCGACGCGACAGCCACTCGGATCGCTTTGGCCGCCTTCTCCTGCTGGGCGGTGAGCTGCTCGGTGAGCCGCTCGGATTCCGACTTCTGCGCGTCCTCCAACTCCTTCGCCTTCTTGGCGAGGGGCTCGAGCTCCTTGAGCCTCTTGCGCAGGTTCTCCGCCTCGGAGTTCTTCTTCTTCAGCGCAGCCTCGGCGCGCTTCCGGTCGAAGGGCTCTTCTTCAGCGGCCTCCGCCTCCGGGGCGGTTACGGTCTCCACCTGCTGCTCCGGTTCGACCTGCTCGGTCTCGTTCTCAGGCATGGTGAAACGGCCCTCCAGGGGCTGAGAAAGGCCACCTCCAGGGCGGCCGTGGGTGGGTCAGTGCGAGCCGGGCAGCGGGTTGCTGTCGTGCTCGGCCAGCGCCCGCCGGAACAGGCGGAGCTGGTCGCCCGAGTGGCCCTCCGCGAACTCGCGGTAGATGCGCTCCCACTCCCTGGCGTGGTCGGACAGCTCGAACCGCTGCCCTTTGAACACCGGAACCACGCCGCAGTGACAGCCGTCGTGGGCCCGGAAATCTGCTGTATCCCGCTTGTAGACCGCTCCGCGGGACGCGAGGAGTTTGCAGAAGGCGCACGCGCCGCGCGCCGCAGCCCGTGCCCACGCCGTCGCCTGCCGGTCTTGGCGCACCGCCTCCTGAACAGTGCCACGGCCCGTGTCAGCGACCAGCTTCTGCGCCGCCTGCTCGGCCTTCACCTCGGCAGCAGCCAGGCGCACATCCAGCGACTCGCGCTGGGCCGCCGTCGTAGCAGGATCCTCTGGGTCGCGGGGCCACAGATCCTTCGTCGCCCACCGCAGCGACGCCTCGGTCTGCTCACCTGAAGGCGGATCGGCCACCGGCACCGTGAAGGCGCCCGGCACACCGGCGGCCTCCCGCTGGGCGTCGTAGAAGTCGGCGGCCAGAGCGGCCGACGTCCGCGCGTACTGGGCGACCACCGCGTTCATCGCCTCAAGCCAGTCCGGGACCGACTCCCGCAGCCGCGCCGGCAGGATCAGCCGCCGCAGCCCGCGGACGTCTCGTACCAGAAGCCGCGTCAGACCGATCTGGGCGGCCCGGTAGCGATTGGCGTCGCCACCGCTATCCGAGACCGTCGCCGCCATCGGTCACCTCCGCCGACGCAGGCAGCGCCTGGGCCTCGCCGAGCGCTGCGAGCCGGTCCATCAACTGGCCGCCGGAAGCCGACGCCGCGCTGCGGCGCCGCTCGGCCGCCACGCGGCGCCTCTGGTCCTCCGACAGGCCCGCCATCTCCAGGACGACGTCGCCGTCGGCCGGCAGGATGCCCGCCTGGACCATCTTCACCGCGGCATCCGTCTGGGCTGCGATCGTCGGCGTGGCCGGGTTGCGGAACACGCACTCGATGCGCTGCTCCTTCGGCGGCGGTTCGCCGTCGCGGAACCACAGCGCGAGTCGCATCGCGTCCCGGTGTGTCGCCGAGAAGCGTCGGATGCGGCGCTCGGCCTTCTTCACCAGCGCGCCCTCCGCGGAGCGGATGGCGTCCGCTGAGGCCGGGTTGTCGCTGGTGTAGCCGAGCATGTGCGGCGGCACTGACAGCTGCGAAGACATGATCCGCGCGTACAGGTCGATGATCTTCGTCATCCCGGACGGGTCGTGCGCGGCGAAAGCACCCACCGTAGGTACGGCGCCGTCCTCGTCCCGCTCCAGCGCCAGCACGCGCCCGATGTACGTCTCCCACGCCGACTTCGCGTTGCCTTCCGCGTCCTGGAACGCAGACTCGGAGGCGCCGAGAATGTAGCGCTGCGGGGCCCCGAAGAACTCCGCCTGCACCTCGATGCCCATCAGCCGGCGGCACGCCGCATCCGTGATGGACATGACCTCGGGGGTGATCTCCGACTTGCCTATCCGGTCCGCGGTGCGCTGCCGGTTCGCCATCCGCAGCACCGGCGGCATCCCCAGATTGTGGATGTCCCGGTCAATGACCTCCCAGCCGCCGTCGACCTCGACCGCAAAGACCGTCTGATCCGGCAGATACAGCGTCGCCAGCCGATCCTCCGGCGCCAGCCCGAACCCCACCCGGTCGCCCTGGCACTCACGCAGAGCCGAGGTCGCCATCCGCAGACGGGCATCCCAGAACAGGGTCATATCCAGCGGAGACTCGAACGTCACCAGCGGCGGATCGTCGCCCTCACCCGAGCCCCCACAGACATACACGCGGCCGTAGGTCAGAGC